GCCGGGCGCTTGCCAAACGCGCCCTCGATGCCTTGCGCGGCAACGGCACCTTCTCGACCGAACCAGCGTAGTTTCGCATTTCCGTGTGGTTATCCTCCCACGCCTTTTCTTGTTGGCTTGTCCATTCAATCAAACGTGTTGCGCATGGAAACCCCTTCAAAAAACGTGGGCGGGTGGAAGGATTGCACCGCGTTGACACTCCATGCCCTTTTTCCTTTATGCTCTCGTCAGGAATCGCTGGAGGACGCACAAATGGGCACGACGGAAAAGCGCGAAACGCTGAAAACGGCAACGGACGTACTCGAACACCTGCTCAAAAACGGCAGGAAAATCAAAAAAAGCAAACTGTATCAAGATATACGGAAGGGTATTCTGCGTCGAAACGCGGACCTGTCGTTCAGCGTGGGCAACGTCAACAAGTACGGAACCACGCTGCCGATGGCCGAGACGCCGGAAATGGTGGCTCAGGAGGCCGAGGAACGGGTCCGCCGCAAGGACAACGCGGACATCCGCATCAAGGAAGCCGAGGCCCGGCGCAAGGAACTGGCCGCCGACGTCGCCGAGGGCAAGTACATCCCCCGGGACATGGTCGAACAGGAACTGGCTGCCCGGGCGGTCACGCTGAACTCGGGGCTCAAGTCCGCCGTCGAAGCGCAGGCGCTGGACCTCATCGAGACGGTGGACGGCAACCCCAAACAGGCGCACCGCTTCCTTGCCAAGATGGAGGCCGTCATCGACGGCCTGAGCAACAAATACGCCCAGCCGATGGAGATAGAGGTCAACCTTGACGATCCGTCCCTCAACCCCGAACAGGAAGAAAGCTGACGTCAGCGTCCGGCTGGCGGAGGCCCCTTCATGGCTTCCCAAAGGACTCGCCCGCGCTCTTGCGGGCGGGTCCCCTTACCGCTTTGCCTTCTCCAAGGCCGAACGGATAGTCATGCGCCGCCAGAAATGGCTGCCGCCCAGCCAGTGGGCGGAACGCTACCGCATGGTGCGCATGTCGTCCCTGCCCGGCCTCTGGCAGAACGTCTTCACCCCCTACCTTGTCGGCGTCATGGACGCAGCCCGCTTCCCGGGCGTGGAGGTGGTCATCCTGTGCAAGACGCCGCAGACAGGCGGCTCGGAGGCCGCGCTCAACGTGCTCGCCCAGATGATCGACCTCTCGCCCGGCCCGGCTATGGTCGTCTTCCCGGACGAAATCACGGCCAAGGAAAACGCCAAGGACCGCATCCTGCCCATGCTGCAGGACTTCCGGCACCTCCGCGGCTACCTCTCCGGAGCCGTCGACGACGCCTCAAGCATCCGCATCAATTTGAAGCACATGCCCATCTATCTGGGCTGGTCCGGTTCCGTCTCCCGGCTCGGCAACAAGCCCATCCGCATCCTCGTGCTGGACGAGCTGGACAAGTACCAGAACCCGCGCAAGGAGGCGACGTCGGAAAGCCTTGCCGAAAAGCGCACCATATCTTGGAAGGAGCGCAAGTTCATCTTCAAGCTCTCGACGCCGACCACGGAAGACGGCCCCGTCTGGACGGCCTATACCGAGGAAGCCCATGCCCGCTTCGAGTACCACGTCATCTGCCCCTGCTGCGGGGCCGCACAGCTCATGAGGTTCGACCAGATCCGCTGGCCGGAAGGCGAACGGGACCCCGAGAAGGTGCTCGCCGGGCGGCTGGCCGTGTACCAGTGCGAACACTGCGGCGGCCAGTGGTCGGACGCCGACCGCGACCGGGCCGTGCGCAAGGGCTTCTGGGTGGAGAAAGCGTCCGGGCTGGAGCTGTTCGCCCACCTGCACCAGCACAGGCCGGTCAAAATCGGTTTCCACCTGCCCGCGTGGAACAGCTATTTCGTGTCCCTCTCCGAAGTGGCGCACGCCTTCCTCAAGTGGAAAAAGACGAACAGGCTCGAAGACCTCAAGAACTTCATGAACCAGTACAAGGCCGAGCCATGGAAGGAAGTCCGCGCCGAGCGGCAGGAAGACGGCCTCCTCGCCCTGTGCGACATGCGCCCCCGCGGTGTCGTGCCCGCCCCCCTCAACGGCGTGCCCCGCGTGGCCGCGCTGGTGGCGGGCGTGGACACGCAGGCCAAGTATTTCCGGTACGTCATCCGGGCCTTCGCCCCCGGCGACACCGAGGAAAGCTGGCTCATCCAGTGCGGCACCGCGCCGACGTTCGAGTCCCTCTCCCAGACCCTCTGGCGCAACGTCTACCGCGACGCCGAGGGCAACGAATACCGCGTCAGCGCCTGCGTCATCGACGCGATGGGCGCGCCCGGGCGCACAAAACAGGTCTACGCATGGTGCGCGCAGCAGGGAGGCCGGGCCATGCCCTTCAAGGGCGAGCAAAAGATGGCCACGCCGGTGAGCTACTCGCCCATCGAATTCTTCCCCGACGCGAAGGGCTCCAAGATCAAAATCCCCGGCGGCGTGCTGCTCCGGCGCGTGGACACCACGTTCTTCAAGGGCGACCTCGCGGAAAAGCTCTCGGTCACGCCCGGCGACCCCGGCACCTTCTGGCTGCACGCGAACACGGTTCAACAGGGCATCGGCGAAATGGGGGGCATCCTCGCCGACTACGCCAAGGAAATGTGCGCCGAGGTGTTCAACCCCGAAAAGCTGATCTGGGAGAACCCCCACCAGAGCCCCAACCACTTCTGGGACTGTGAAGTGATGGCGCTCGTCTGCGCGTGGGAACTCGGCATCCGCAACTGGGAAACCCCGGAGCCGGAACCCGCGCGCACGGAGCCCGCGCCGATGGCGGCCCCAGCCGTCCCCATGCCCATGCAGCGCCCCGCCCCCCGGAGCCTCGCGGACAGGCTGGCCAGATTGAGGAGGTGAACGATGGAAGACCCACAAGAAGGCTTTGATCTGGACTGGCGCGAAGCCTGGGCGCTGCTCGGATGCAGCCAGTCCCATTTCTACAACCTCGTGAATGCCGGGGGCATCCCCGCCGTGCGCAACGGCAGACGGAAAGGCTTCCGGGTCCGGCGCGAGGACTGCCTGCGTTACCTGACCGGCTGGCGTGAACCGGAAGGGTTTGGCGATACGCTTTCGGGGCAGCATCCCGAGAGTTAAATACATACAAAATACACATCAAAGGCTTGACATATTCGGCCTAGATGTGTATTCAATACACATCGGAACCAAGGAGGCACCGGATGACGAGCAAAGAGGTCATCAAGCGGCTGAAAGAGGATGGTTGGATTGAGGTTATCCCCCGGACGCCCGGAAGCCACAGGCACTTCCGGCACCCCACAAAGCCCGGAAAGACCACGGTTCCCGACCCGAAAAAGGAAATCCCGCTCCCCACCCTCAAGAGCATCGAAAAGCAAAGCGGCCTGAAACTTCGTTGATCCACGGCAGGGGGTCCCCCCCGCCAACCCCATATATTCGAGGTGTGTATGGCTCACCACTACATCGCACAGTTTTTGCCGCAGGAAGACGGCACGTTCTGCGTATTCTTCCCGGATCTGGAAGGTTGCAACACCTTCGGCGACACGCTGCAGGAAGCCTTTGAAGCGGCACAGGACGCGGCCACCGGCTGGCTCGAGGTCGAGGCGGATCGCGGCACGCCCCTTCCGGCCCCTTCCAGTCTGGCAGCGGCCAAGGCCAAGGCCGAAGCGCACTGCCGCGAACTTGAAATCGACGTCCCGGAAGGCACCTTGTACCAGCTCGTCCCCGTCGACCCCCAGCCGGAAAAGCCCGTGCGCGTGAATATGACCTTCGCGCCCCGCGTGCTCCGGCTCATCGACAGGGCGGCGGAAGAGGAAGGCATGACCCGCTCCGGGTTCCTCGCGACGGCAGCCAAGGCGTACATCCGCAATCAGGCCAACGCCTAACGTCAGGATAACAAAAATGCCATATGGCACGAAAATATTGCCATATGGCAAAACGCTTGCTATCTTACCAAACAAGAAGGGCGGCAAGTGCGTCAACACTCACCGCCCCGGCAGACTCGGAGAGTTTGTCGAAGCCTTCTTTCCGGTTAGGTCTTAACCAGATTCAGCCCCGGCAGTGTTCCTAGCACTGCCGGGGCCGCTTTTTTAGTTCTTCGTGGTGAAGAACCAATCAATCAGACGCTTGAGGGCGTAGATTGCAACGACTTCGAGCACGTGCCAGAGTCTCCTCATGAGCACACCTCCTTTTCCGGGCCTGCCTGAACTGAGCCGGAAAGAAGGCTGTCCTTGCGGACGCCTTTTTGTGACAGAATGGGGGCCGAAAGGCAAGGGTGTCACCCTTGACTTCAAGGCCCCTTTTGGTATCCTGAGTTTCCCCAAATAACCAGAGGCGTTTTCCGTCGCCTTTGCCATGCCCCACATGGTAAGAAGAGCGGATTTCTTTGTTTCTTGCCACCGTTGCGCCCCTGTTTTTGGGCGTTGGTACATATTGGCAAGGCGACGTCCAGTATCCGTGAGGACTGGCGGCTCTGGTTAGCCGGGGAACGTAGCCTTGCCTTTTTTGTTTCCAACCCCAAAATAACCAGAGGTGCATCATGTCCAACCGTCCCCTTTCCCTGTGGTATCCAGTCTGGAACCAGTTGTATCAATCCGACCCCTTCATGGCTTCCATCCGTAACATCGTCCGTGCAAGTCACGAGCCCACAGTAGAAACCGCGCTCATCGGCAGCGTGTTCTACATGGCGCAGACGGAGAACGGCATTGAGTATGCCGAGGCCATCGCCCGCCGCATGGCGGGGAAGGGGGTGGCGGCATGACTGCCTATGCCCGGTTCACCAAGGCGGAGCTTATCCAGTTGGTCGAGGATTTGAAGGAATCAAAGACTCGTGCCGTTGCCGAGGAGCGGAAGGTGTGGATGAATCGCTGTCTGAAACTTCAGGATGAGGCCCTTGCTGCCCGGAACGAACTGATCAAGCTTTGTGAGCAGGTCAAGAACCTTCCCGTTCGGCAGACGCAGCGCCCTTTGCCTCTGGAAGGGTACGAACCTCTTTCCTCCGTTCTCCAATAGTTGAATATTGATCGCTCAACCAGTGACGCCCGGCCCCGTGCCGGGCTTTTTTTCGTCTTTTTGAAAATTTTTTGTGCCCACATTCCCCACATTCCCCATATTCCCCACAGTGCCAGACTTGCACATTTTTTCGTGCTATGTGTAGCACACTATGAGCACCATCTGGACACGTGAAGAACTCCTCGATCTGATCGCCTGTTGGAAGGCCGCATACAAGGCGGCGTCCACGGGCAAGTCGTACACGGTGCAGGGCCGCACCCTGACCCGGTACGACCTGCCCGAGATCCGCCGGCAGCTTGTCTATCTTCAGGGCGAGCTTGCGGCGCTCGACACCGGGCGTCGCGGCCCCGCCATCGTCCTCGCACGGGTGAGGAGGTAAGGCATGGCATTGCTTGATCAGTTCGGGCATCCCCTCTCTCCCGTGTCCACTTCGCGCATGACCGCCCGCGCCTCCCGCGACGCCGGGGCCTATCGCGGCTCCATCTCGGGCTGGCGGGGGCCGCAGGTGCATTCCCCGGAAGGGGAGAGCCGCGAACGCGGGGCCATGCAGCGCCGTGCCGCCGATCTTGCCGCAAACGATTGGGCGGCGCATTCCGCCGTCGAAGCCATTTCGGGCAACGCCATTGGTATCGGCCTTGTCCCGAAGTCGAGCATCCCAGCGGACATGCTCGGCATTCCCCCGGAGAGCGCCCGCGAACTCGGCAAACGGATGGAATGGGCCTTTGCGCTCTGGACGTCCGAAGCCGACGTTCGCGGGCAATGCCACTTTGCCGACCTCCAGAACCTCGGCCTCCGGACGATGTTGAGCCTGGGCGAGATGCTGCATCTGGCGGTCATGCTCAACGAAAAAGAGCGGGAACGGCAGAAACGGACGTTCTCGCTCGCACTCCAGACGCTTTCCCCGGCCCGCCTGATGACGCCGAGCGACCAGCAGGGCGAACCGCTTATCCGCGACGGCGTCCGCCTGTCCGAGTACGGCAGGCCGGAAGGATACTGGCTGGCGACGCCCAAGGCGTCGCCCCAGTCCTCCTTCCTGTCGGTGGAGCGGAGCGCGCTGCTGTCGGAGGACTTCACCTATGTCCCGGCCCGCGTCGGCCACCGCCCGGGGGTGTTCCACCTGTTCCGGCACGAGACGGACGAGCAGGTGCGCGGCGTTTCGGCGTTCTCCAAGGGCATCGAGCTGTTCCGCAACCTGTCCGACGCCATCAGCTACGAGCTGTTCGCGCAGGTCATTGCCGCGTCGTTCCCCGTGTTCGTCGCGCTGGAAAACGGCGGGGTGCAGCTCCCCGACTATGTGACGGAAGGGCAGGAAGGCGACGGCGAACGCCGGGAACGTCAGCTTGTCCAGGACCTCAACCCCGGCCAAGTTTTCTACGGCAACGAGAACGAAAAGCCGTATGTGCTGGAATCGAAGCGCCCCTCGGCCAACTTCTCCGCGTTCGTTGAGATCGTGCTCCGGGCGACGGCGGCCTCCGTGGGCATCCCCTACGAATCGCTGACGAAAGACTTTTCCAAGACCAACTACTCCAGCGCCCGCGCCGCGCTCAACGAGGCGTGGAAGCTCTACAGCTTTTACCGCAACTGGTTCGGGCGGCTTTACTGCCAGCCTGTCTACGAGATGGTCATAGAGGAGGCGTTCCTCCGGGGCATGTTCGAGCTTCCGAAAGGCGCGCCCGGCTTCTACAAGGCCCGCAAGTTCTGGTGCAACGTGGACTGGATCGGCCCCTCGCGCGGGTTCGTGGACCCGGTGAAGGAGATCACGGCCACCATCCTCGCGCTGCAAAACCGCCTGATGACCTACGGCGAGGCATGGGCCGAGAGCGGCAGGGACTTCGACGAGGGCTATGCCCGGATGCTGGAGGAATCCCCTCTGCTGGCGTTGCTCGGCCCCCTGAGCCTGAGCACCAAGATTGGCAAGGCGGGCAAGGACGCGGACCCGGAGGGCGACGAAAAGCCGGAAGGTGAGGCCCCCGAAGATGGGACGGGAGAAGATGATGAATGAGTTGTGGGCGTTGCCCTTTGAAATGGCGGAACAGGTGCTGTCCGATCTGGCCTCGGCAAAGTCGAACCCTCAAGCGCTGGTTGAAGGATTCCCGGAGCGGAAGGCGCGTGGCTACGAGCTTGTCGGCGGTGTCGCCGTCATCCCGGTAACCGGGCCAATCGTCAGGGAACAGGGCTGGTACGGGGTGGGGCAGGATGCCGTGGCGTCGTCGTTGAAGGCCGCGCTTGCCGACCCCTCCGCCCGCGCCATCCTGTTCGACATCACCAGTCCGGGCGGCGTCGTGGCGGGCACGAAGGAGCTTGCCGACGCCATAGCCGAGGCCCGGACGAAGAAGCGCTGCGCCGCCTACGCCAACGGCCTGTGCGCGTCCGCCGCGTACTGGCTGGCGTCGGCCACGGGCACGGTCTACGCGCCGCTGACCGCCACGGTCGGCAGCATCGGCGTGATCATGACGATCACCAACTACGCGAAGCTGGAAGAGAAATGGGGCATTTCCACCGTGACCATCACGGGCGGCAAGTGGAAGGCGGCCGGACAGGGCGGCGAGCTGACCGACGAGGAACGCCAGTATTTTCAGGAACGGATCAACACCCTGCACCAGATTTTCAAGGCCGATGTGGGCCGTCACATGGGGTTGACGGCTGACCCGCAACTGTGGGGCGAGGCGCAGCTTCTGCTGGCGCAGCCCGCGCGGGAGCTTGGCCTTGTCACCGATATTGTCAGGGATCGCGACGCCGCGATCCGCAAACTCGCTGTGGAGGCACAGATGACCAGAGAAGAACTCGCCGCGCAGTCCCCGGAACTGGTGGACGCGCTGCTGGCCGAAGGCAGGCTGAAAGCCGAGGCCGAGAACAAGGCGAACATGGATAAGGCGGCGGCTGATGCCGTGGCCGGCGCGCTTGCCGTGGTGAAGGCCGTGGCGGGCGATGAGACGGCGTCCCGCGTCGAGACGACGCTGAACACCTTCCGGGCCACCGGGATGAGCGCCGAGCAGATCGCCACCGTAGCGCCGTTGCTGGTGAAGGCCGAGGCTCCTGCGCCGGAGGATGCCGAGGCGAAAAGCCGTGCGGACATCCTCGCCGGACTCCAGAATGTCCACCAGAATCCCGTGGCAGCCGCACCCGGTACGGTTCCCTCCAGCACCGGAAAAAGCCCGCTGCTGGCGGACGCCGAGCGTCGCGCCGAAGCCGCGAAGTAAGGAGACGCCATGTCCAAGATCATCGTCCATACCGAAGTGATGGGGCCGGACTTTTCCGAGCTTGTCCTGCATGAACTGAACTACGAGTGGAGCCGCGAGGTTGTGACGCTGGCGGCTTCGGAAGCGGATCTTCCGTTCGGCATGGTGCTGATGCGCGAGTCCGGGGAATACAAGCCGCTGACGGAATCCACGGTCGAGAGCGCCCAGCAGTTGGGCGGCGCGCCCGTCGCCGTGCTCATCGGAGCTGTCAAAGCCAGCGAGTCCGCACAGCCGGGCATGGTCATCCGGCGTGGGGCCATCCTGAACGGCGCGGCCCTCAAGTTCGACGCCAGCGTCACCACATTGCAGGCCGAGGCCAAGCTGGCCCTGTCCGATCTCGGCATCGTCATCAAGGAGTAACCCATGCCCATGCAGCATTATCCCACGGTGTTCGAGTGCACCGAAATGACCGCGGCGGTCAACAAGCTGCCCGCGCGTCCCTTCTTTTTCAAGCCGCTGTTCGAGGTGAAGGGCGTGAAGACCACGACCGTTTCCCTCGACATCAGGAAAGGCCGCATCGTGCTGATCGGGGACTCGGAGCGCAATACCGCCCCTGAGAGCCTTGCCGGGCGCGGGGCCAGGCGGGAGTGGAAGCACCTTTCCTGCGCGCATCTGGCGCAGTCCGACACGCTGGCTCCCGAAGACCTTCAGGATGTCCGGGCGTTCGGCTCCACCGAGCCGATCTCGGTTGCCGCGGTCTACAACGACAAGATGCAGCAGTTGAAGGACAACCTGGCGGCGACGATGGAGTTCCATCGCCTCGGAGCCATCAAGGGCGTGGTGCTCGATGCTGACGGCAGCACCGTCCTGCACGACATCTTCAATACGTTCGGCGCCACCAAGAAGACGCTGGACATTTCGTTCCCCCAGACGGCCGCCGACGATGCGAACCCCATTCTGACAAGCATCCTCAAGGCCAAGCGGCATGTCGAGGCCGCGATGGGCGGCACGCCGTTCGATCATATCGAGTGCATCATCGGCTCGGACGCCTACGACATGCTGACGTCCCACAAGCTGGTGCGGGAGTATTTTGAAAGATGGCTCTCCAATCGGGAGAATTTTGGCGACAACGACTACCGCAAGCGCGGCTTTCCCTACGGCGGCCTGACGTTTGTGGAGCGTTCCGACGTGGTGGGCGGCCAGACGATGGTGGCGGCCAAGAAGGGGCACGTCTACCCGGTCGGCCCCGGCATCTTCAAGCAGTTCCACGCGCCCGCCGACTGGATGGAGACGGTCAATACCATCGGCCTCGAATATTACGCCCGCATGGACGAGAAGCCCAAGGGACGCGGTTTTGATCTGGAAGTCCAGTCCAACCCGCTCACGCTCTGCACCTACCCCGAAGCGCTGGTCGAGCTGACCTTCAAGGCGGCGTAGTCATGGCTGATTTCAATCTCGCCTACGCGCCCGTCGCCAAGTGGGAAGGCGGCTGGACGCACGACTCCGGCGACAAGGGCGGGGAGACGTTCCGCGGGTGCGCCCGCAACTTCTTCCCCAACGAACCGATCTGGCCCGTCATCGACCGGGAAAAGAGCCACCCCTCCTACAAGAAGGGCAAGGCCGCCTTCTCCGCGCACCTTATGGGGATTCCGAGCCTCACGGGGTGCGTCAAGGGTTGGTACAGGAAAGAGTGGTGGGACAAGCTCGGGCTCGAACGGTTCGACCAGATCGTGGCCGACGAGCTGTTCGAGCAGGCCGTGAACCTCGGCAAGGCGGGCATGGGGCGTTACCTGCAACGGCTCTGCAACGCCTTCAACTGGCGGAAGGACGGCAGCGCAGACGGCGCGCGCCTGTTCGACGATCTCCAGACGGACGGCGTCGTCGGCCCGAAGACGCTTTCGGCCCTTTCCATCGTCCTTTCCCGGAACGACGCCCGGCGCATCGTGCATCTCATGAACTGTATGCAGGGCGCGCATTACGTAAACAGCGCGGCGAACCGCCTCCCACTGCGGAAATTCTGCGTGGGCGGCTGGCCGACGCGCACCTATGACCCCGGACAGGAGGTCTTCTGATGGATTTCGCTACATTGATGGATTCTCAGTCCGGCATCGTCGCGTTGGGCATGGCCGCCGTTTCCGGCGTTTGCGCGTTCATCTGCGCGTTCATGCCCGCGCCCACGGAACAGTCGGGCATGTTGTACCGGATTGTCTACGAGCTGCTGAACTGGATCGGCTGCAACAAGGGCAAAGCCAAAAACGCCGACGACGCGGGCAATGGCGGCAAGTGATGCATGGTCGGCCCTCGTCCGCATCCTTCAACTGGTTCTTGAAGGTTTTCGGGAATACCGCCGCCGTTCCCGTGTGGGCGCTGTGCGCTCTGACGGTGGCTCTGCATGGCTGCGGAAGTTCGGGGGCGCTGACAAGCGTGCCTCCCGCACCGATGACGCCGGGGACGATCATCACTGAGGCGTGGGCCTACGAAGAAAACGGGCGTTGGGAACAGGTGGAGGGTGAATGGATTCATCTTCCGGCAAACGAGGGCGCGGAGCTGCTGCTCTGGATTGAACACGCGGAGGAACTATGCCGCTGACCACGGAAACGCTGCTGGCCTATTCGATGGGCATCATCGGTACATTGCTTGTGCTGCTCATTTCGCTCGTCGTCTATGTCTTTCTCACGCTCAGGGAGGAAGTCCGGGGCGTTTCATCCGATTTGTCCGAGTTGAACAAACACCGGGTGAAGCTCGTCCACATTGATGATTGCCGCCTGACGGTAGCGCGTGTCCATGAACGGTTGGACGACTACGAAGACGCCATGCAGGGCCTCAGCGAACGCATGGCCCGGACCGAGGCGCTGTTGCAGGAGCGGGGAGGGCATTCATGAACCAGAGCTTCTTCAAGGAGATCCTGGAGCAGGAAATCCACTCCGTGTTCCTGACCCCCGCCGAGTTCGGCGAATCCGTCACGCTGGAGGGCAAAACGCTCGACGCCGTGGTGGACAGGCCGGAAATGGCATGGCCCGAAGCGGACGACAGGCCCGGCGTCTCCAACGAGTTCGTCGTGTTGGCCGTGGCCCTGTCCGACTTCCCCGATGAGCTTTGGCCCGGAAAGCCCGTGAATTTCAACGGCGAACGTTGGAACGTGGATACCGCCGACCGCGAGGCGTTGCGTACCATCCGGCTGTACAGGGAGCGGTCATGATCAAGATTGAGGTGTCCAGAAGGGATGTGGCGTGGTTGTTGAGGCCCCTGCAAGAGTTCCCGAAGGAATGCCAAGGGGCGATGTGGCAAGCCGTGAAGCGTTCCCTGTCCACCGCCCGTAAGGAAATGACGGAGGAAATCTCGGCTCTCGCGTACCTCAAGAGATCCGTCATCCGGGACGCCGTTCAACCTGTCCAGATGTACGGCAAGAAACGGGCCGAGCATGACCGCCGTTACAAGGAGGCCGACAAGGACAAGGTTTTCGGCGTCATCCGGGTAAGCGGGCGGAAGACCCCTCTCGATGCCTACCGGTTGGCCCCGAACGCCCCAACCCGGCCCAAAGGGTCTACAGGTAATGAGTGGCCGCGTGCGGGGTATCAGCTCGGCCCCCGTTATCCCGTCCGTTACAAGCCGAAGACGTCCGACCGCTCGAAAGGGTTCGTGCTGCGTGGCAAGTCGGGGAAGCTCCGCTTCATGCAGGAAAAGCTTGGCCGCAGACACCAGTACCAAGGCCGCTCGGTCCCGACGCTCATTTGGACGCATGATTACACGGTCCAATATTTCGCGGTGTTCGATGAAGTGGTCGATCCCATTGGAAGAAACGTCAAGCGGCGGTTCATCTCCGTGTTACAGCACGAGATCGACTTTCGTATAGCCAAGCTCGCGGCAAAGGGGAAATAGAATGAAATCCAAAGAACTGTTGCTGTCGGTACGGGAAATGCTGATCGGGGCCATGCAAGACTATCCGTTTCCGGCGTCCGATGGCGGGCACGGGGATCTTCAAGTGTTCCTTCATGGTTTGCCGGAGGATCAAAGGGGAACCTACCCGTTCATCTGTATCCGATGGGCCAGCGGAGGCATTGATGAAGGCATGGAGGGTGCAGAAGGCCGGGAAACGCTGGCGCTCGTGATCGGGATGTTCGCCCCGGAAGGGCAGGAACAGGCGGGGCTGCTCCTCGCGGAACTCCTCGACTGGCTGCGGGCTGTCCTGCGCCGTAACCGTGTGGTGGCCAAAAAGTTTGAGCTGCAATACCCGCTCAAGTCTTCGATGCCGGAACCTGACAGGCAGTGGATCGAACATCATTACGCTACCGTTTACCCTGAATATCAATATGTTATCCCGTCCATCCCGTTGGGCGGCACTTTGAAGGAACACACCTATGAGTGAACAGGAATCCCCCAAAACAGCCCGGAAATCGCCTGCGAAGGCCGAAAGCCCGTCCCCGGAGCTGCTGGCCCGCCGGAAGCAGGCGTTGACCGTATATGTCGGCCCGGACAGGCCGTTCGGCCTTCCCCTGCGGACCAGCGCCGTCCTGCGTGGCGAACCGTTTCCGCAGCTTGCCGCCGTCATTGAGGCCAACCCGGATCTGAAAAAGCTGTTCGTGCCTGTGGAGGAGCTTGCCGAAACCCGTTGCCAGCTCCGCAAGGAAGGCAGCGGTATGCAGCGGCTTTTCAAAACCATCAACGAGGCCAGCCGCAAGGCTCGGAAGGCCAAGGAGTAGGGTATGGCATTCAGACACGGCGTTTACACCAGCGAACTGCCCACGAGCATCCTCCCGGCCCGTTCCGTGGACAGCAATGTGGTCTTCGCGGTCGGCACGGCGGCGGTTGACCGCCTCGAAACGGGCAAGCCCCGCTACGTGAACCGGCTGCGCATGTATTATTCGTATGACGAGTTCGTCTCGGAAATGGGGTGGGACGAGGAGAACTTCAACAAATACAGCTTGCAGGAGCTTGCGTACAGCCACTTCGCGCTCTACCGGGGCGCGCCGCTGGTGGTGTGCAACGTCTTCGATCCCGCCGTCCACAAAACGAGCGTCAGTAGCGAGGCCGTGAGCTTCGACGCCAAAGGCGCGGCTTCGCTCAAGCACGGCTCCGTTTCCAAGCTGGTGCTGAAAAACGCGGAAAGCTCCACAACCTACGTCGAAGGCACCGACTACACGCTGGACCCGATCTCCGGAGAACTGTCCCGCATCGAGGGCGGGAGCCTTCCCGCCGAAGCGAACGTGACAGCCGGGTACGACTATGCGGACGTGTCGCTGGTGGACAGCACGGACGTCATCGGCGGCATCAACGAATCCACGGGGGAATCGGAAGGGCTGGAGCTGATCGATTCCGTGTTCCCGCAGTTCCGGCTCGTGCCGGGCAGCATCCTTGCCCCGCGCTTTTCCGAAGACCCCGCCGTGGCCGTGGTCATGGCGGCGAAGGCGGACGGCATCAACGGGCTGTTCAAGGCCGTGGCCCTCGCGGACATCCCGACCGAAGGCGAGCACGGGGTCAAGAAGTACACGGACGTCCCCGCCTACAAGCAGAACAACAACCTCTCGGACGAGCTGCTGATCGTGTGCTGGCCCAAGGTGAAGCTCGGGGACCGCGTGTTCGGCCTCGCCACGCATCTCACCGGGCTCATCTCGCAGACCGACGCCGACCGGGAGGGCGTCCCCTACGCCAGCCCGTCCAACAAGCGGCTGGAGATCACCAGCATCGGCTATCCCGACGAAAAGGAGGAGGGCGGCTGGAAGGAACTCTTCCTCGGCCTCGACAAGTGCAACTACCTGAACGGAGAGGGCATCTACACCGCCGTGAATTGGGACGGCGGCATGAAGTCGTGGGGCGGGCGCATGAGCGCGTATCCCTCGAACACTGACCCGAAGGATTGCCAGGACGCCATCCGCCGATTCTTCAACTGGTACCAGAGCACGTTCATCCTGACGTACTTCCAGAAGGTGGACAACCCGCTGACCCGCCGCCAGATCCAGACCATCCTGAAAAGCGAGCAGATCCGGCTGGACGGCTATGCGGCCCGCGAGATGATCCTCGGCGGTTCCATCTCCTTCGACGAGTCGGACAATCCGACGACCGATCTCATCGACGGCATCGCCCGTTTCCACCTGCGGATCACCCCGCCGCCCGCCAACCGCGAGATCGACGGCATCTTTGAATTCGACACCGACAACCTGAGCGTCCTGTTCAGCTAACGGAGAGGCCATGAGTCGTCCTGAGCAAACAATCGCCTACCGCGTGTACTGGCAGGGGAAAGACCTTTTGGGCACGGCCCAGATCGAGATGCCGCAGGTGCAGTACATGACCGAAACCCTGAGCGGTTCCGGCCTTGCCGGGGAAATCGAATCCCCGACCATCGGCCTCACGCAGTCCATGACCTGCAAGATGACCTTCACGAGCGCGACCAAGGATGTTTTCGACATTCTGGACTGGACGCTCCAGCCGCTGTTCGAGTGCTACAGCGCCTTGCAGATCGTGGACGAGAGCACCAGCATACGCGAATCCATCCCGTATCAGCTCAATATCGTTGGCCGTCCGAAAAATATGAGCCTCGGCACGATGGAGCAGGGCAAGAAGCACGGCAACGATCTTGAGTTGGAAGTGACCCGCCTCGAAATCCTGCTGGACGGCGAGGAACAGCTCCTCATCGACAAGATCAACTTCATCCACCGGGTGAAGGGCAACGACCTGCTGGCCGCCGTCCGCGTCCAGATGGGCCTCAACGCATAGGAGAAAACATCATGGAAAAGACCGCGCAAGCCACCCTGAGCGCCCCCATCACCGTGCAGGGCAAAAAGACCGACATCCTCACCCTGCGCCGGGCCACGCTTGGAGACGACGAAGACGCGATGGACATGGCCATCTCCTTCAACCGGGGGAACAACCCTGTCACCGTCGAGCTGTGCACGTTGTCCATCGTGACGGGGGTTCCCTACGACGTGCTCCGGACGCTCGACGAGGACGACATCGGGGCGATCCGCGCGGCGCACAATTCCCTCCGCCCTACGAAGCCGAAAAAGAGGGAGGAGGCCGAAACCGCGACGGCTACGACGCAAGGGGAAGGCTCCACGGCCTCCGCCTAGCGATGCTGTCGCTGGCGAAATTCAGCGGCTGGAGCAGGACGGAAATCCGCAATCTGACACCGGAAGCGTTCGTCGGCTATGCCGACGCCGCAAAGGATATGGACGACAATGGCGCGTGAATTTGGCGTTTCTTTCAGCTTGGGAGCGAACCTCGACGGGAGTTTCGGCTCTTCGTTCAAGGCCGCTTCCGACCGCATCGGTGCCGTCACGCAAGCGCTGCGGGACATGGAGCGCTCACCCATAGGTAAGGTGGGCGCCGCCATGTCCGCACAGAAGGACAAGATCAAGGCGCAGGTCGCGGAACTCAAGGAAGCCCGCAGGCAGCTTGCCGAGTATGAGGCGACGGCGGAGCGGACGGGCCGGAAGACGAAAGGTCTGGAACAGCAGATTGAAAAATCCCGGGAACGGGTCAGCCGTTTAACTGAACGCGCCAAGTCCTCCGGCTTGAATTACCGTGAAACTGTGGCCGCAGCGGTTGGTTCCGCCGGAAGCTATCAGGCGTTCGGCTCTCAGCATCAGGCGCTCGGCACCGACATGGAGGAACTCCGGAAGCGCAAGGACAGGGAAAGTTCCCGGTTGTTCGTGGCCCGTGCCGCGGACGCGCAGCGCGGGGCACTGAGCCGTGAATTTTCCGGGATGCCCGCCGCCGACATGGGGGACCGCCTCGCTCCGATGCTGGCGAAACAGCGGGAAGCGCTCAAGGCGCTCGGGGGAAACCTCCGTGAAGCTGAAACCCGCCTTGCCGCATTTCAGGCCAAGGCCAAGGACTCCGGCGGCGCGTCCGGGGCGCTGGCCTTGAAGCTGGCCCGCGCCGAAGAGGAGGTTGGCCAGCTCTCCGCGAAGCTCATGCAGTCCGGCGCGGCCTACCGCGAAACCGTGGCTCTGGCTACGAGCGCGGGCAACAGGATCGGTGAGCTGGCGTCGCGGTACCGCACGCTTTCGGCCAGCATGGAGGCTGCAAAGCGCCACCAGCAGGCCGTGGATGCCAATATGTCCCGCCGTGCCGCGCTGCGTGATCAGCGGGCCGACCTGAACGGGCGTCTCATCGGCGGCGCGGCACAGGCGGCGACGGCTGCCATTCCGGTGAAGCTGGCCGTCAGCGCCGAAGATACGTTCGCGGATCTCAAGAAGGTCATGAACGGCGCGGACGACGAGCTGCTCGGGCAGGTCTATCAGGACGCCCTGAAAATGTCCTCGGAGACGGGCAAGTCGTTCGAGGACGTGGTGGCGATCATGACCTCCGGGGCACAGGCCGGGCTCGGCAAGACCCGCGAGGAGATGCGGTCGAACACCGAGCAGGCCATCCAGATGAGCATCGCGTGGGGCGTCACAGCGGAACAGGCGGGCGACTCGCTGGCGACATGGCGGTCGAGCATGGGCATGACCTCGCAGGAAGCCCGGCACACGGCTGACGTGATCAACGCCCTCTCGAACGAGATGAACGGCGAAGCGGGCGAGATCGACCGTATCTTCACCCGGATGGGGCCGCTCTTGAAGGGGTCCGGCATGGCGTCGCAGGACATCGCCGCGCTCGGCATGGCTTTCAAGGCGTCCGGGGCGGAAGTGGAAGTGGCCGGCACAGCCATGAAGAACTTTACGAATGTCCTCGCGCTCGGCAACTCCATGACCAAGGATCAGAAGGAGATTTTCAGCCGTCTTGGGCTTGATCCGAAGGCCATGCAGAAGCAGATGCAGACCGACGCCAAGGGCGCGATCATGACGCTTTTGAAGCAAATCAAGCGCGTTCCCGTAGAACGCCAGAACGAAGTCGCAATGAAGCTGTTCGGGCAGGAGAGCATCGCCGCCATCGCGCCGTTGCTGGAAAACCTTGGTTTGCTCAAGCAAGCCTTTGAAATCGCCAACTCGAACGTCGATGATTCGGTTCTGGAAGAGTACCAGAATCGGATGAAGACCACGGCCACCGAAGAGGCCAAGCTCGCGCAGCAGACGCGCAACCTCGGCATCACGGTCGGCAACGCGGCCTTGCCAGCCTACAACGCCTTCCTCAAGACCATGAGCAAGGGCGTCGGCGTGATTACGGGGTTTGCCAAGGAATATCCGAACGTCACCACGGCACTGCTCGGCGGCGTGGGCGCGCTGGCGGCCCTGACCGTTGGCGGTATCGTTTTCGGCTACGTCTACAATGGCCTTGCGACGACGATCAACGCCGTGAAGGGCGGGATGCTGGCGCTTCGCGGGGCGACCATCGCCAACACAGCGGCGACAAGGGGCGGCACCATAGCGGCGCTCCTGAACCGGGCGGCGCATCTGTCGTGGGCGGATGTGGGGAAAGGTTCCGTCAGCACGGTCAAGAGCCTTGGCTCCGGCATGTTGAGCCTCATCGGTATTCAAAAGGGCACCGCCATCGGTATGGTGTGGGGGTCTCGTGCAACGAGGGCTTGGGAGAAATCAACAAAGCTGTTGGGAAAGGGCCTCGGCGCGTTGAAGTTCGCGTTCGGCCCGGTCGGGATCGCCATCGCGGGTATCGGGCTTGCTGCCTACTGGCTGATCGAAAATTGGGATGTCGTCGGCCCGTATTTCGGCAAGGCGTGGGATTGGATTTGCGGAAAGTTTAAGTGGGCGGCGGATTTCATCAAGGGAATCGTTGATTGGGTTTTCAACGCTGTCGATACCATTGCGAAAAAATGGACCGAATCGGAGACGTTCAAGCGCAATACGGCGGACGCTCTGAACATGAATTTTGGCGGTTGGCAAGGCAGCACGGCGGAAGAAGGGGCGGCATGGGTCAGGACGGGCAACGAAAAGGGGAAGGAATCGCTGGAGTCTCCTCCCGACTTCGTAGGCCCTAAGCCACAGGACAAGGCCCCGGACAAGCCAGCCGGTCCGAAGCCGATGGAAACGGCGAAGCAGCTTCCCGGGATGCCCACGGGCGACGCCCCCGGCGGCGACTTCGTCGACGATTCCTTGCCCGCGCCGGATTTCAGCGGTTGGGGCGACGAGGACGGCAAGAAAAAGAAGGGCAAGAAAGGGAAGGGCGCCGGACCCGTCACGGTCGTATCGTTGGACAGCGGGAACAGGTTCAGCACGGTGTTCATCCCGGCTGCCTCGAAAAAGGACAAGGACGCATCGAAGCCCGTGGGCACGTCCGTGCTTCTGCCCTCGTCGTCCGGAGACTCCGAAACCGTGGCCTTCTCGAAAGCCGGGCAGAACCTCGTCGGCGGCCTGAACAAGACCTTCGACCGCCTGCCCAAACTCTTCGACGCCTCGCTCTCGAAAGTGAGCGAGCCGGACATCCCCCCGGCTGTCGTCAACATCCCGGCGTCTTCATCATCCCCTCAGCCCGCCCCGCGCGCCATCTTCCACCCCGTCCAGCGGCAGGACAGGAGCGGATCGCCGTTCGCGGTCTTGAAGAATGCCTTGGGCGCGGCCCCGGACCAGTGGTCCCGGACGGTCGGCGCGAAGTTCGGCCGCGATGCCCTGCCGCCCGTACTTCCACAGACGCCGATGTTGCTGGAGCGCAACAAAAAGGTTCCCACGCAGCGCCAGCCGGAGGCCTCGGGCGACATCCAGATCGTACAGCATTTCAACATCGCGGACGCGGGGAATCTGCCCGCGCTTAAAAAAGAACTCCGGCGTCTGGAGCCGGAGTTTGAAAAGCTCGTCCGGCGCGCGCTCGAAAGGATGCGCTCGGACAAGGCGAGGACGGCACATGCCCAGTGAGAAGACGACGCGGCAGGGGCAGGCATGGGATCAGCTTGCGAAGGACGCCTACGGCGACGAGCTGCGGCTCGGCACGCTGTTCCCTGAGAACGTGGATGAGCTGGACGTCCTGATTTTCGGCGGCGACGTGCGCGTGGCTGCGCCGGAAGCGCCGTCTGTCGCCAAGGTGTCCTCCCTGCCGCCGTGGGAGCGCATGTGATGCGCCGCGCAGCCGTGACCGTCAGCATCAAGGGCCATGACGTGACCCTCGACCTCATGCCGTACCTCGTCAGCCTGACCTACACCGACAAGGCCGACGAGGAGCTGGACGACCTCCAGATCGTTCTGGAGGACCGCGAGGGCATCTGGCAAGGCGACTGGCTCCCGCAGACCGGGGACGTGATCGAGGCCAGCATCCTCACGGAGAACTGGCGGGAGATCGGCGCGGTCGAGGAATTGCCCTGCGGGAAGTTCGAGGTGGACGAGATGGAGCTGGAATCGAGCGCGGAAGGCGGCGATACCGTGACCGTCAAGGCCGTGCCCGCCGCCGTGAAATCCTCGCTCATGCTCCAGAAGAAGACCCGCTCGTGGGAGAAGACGCCCATCACCACGGTCATCGCGGACATTGCCGGGGCCGCCGGGCTGGACACGCTCTACCGCGGGCCTGAGCTGGTCTACGAGCGGGTGGAGCAGCGGCAGGAGAGCGACCTTGAGTTCATGCAGCGCATCACCAAGGAGCAGGGCCTCCGGCTGGCGGTGAAAAGCGACAGGGTGGTCGTGTACGCGGGCCAGACGGCGGATCAGCTTGAGCCCATCGCCATCAGGCGGGCGTCGGAGGCCGACCCCGGCGAGGGGCTGGACTTCCAGTCCTTCCGGGCGAAGCGGACGACCGAGGGCATCTACACGCAATGCGTGGTCGGCTACACGAAAGCGGCGGATTCCGAGACGATAGAGACGCAGTACGAACCGAACATCCCGCCGACGACCGGGCGCGTGCTCTACATCAACAAGCGGATCGAGAATCAGGCGCAGGCCGAGCGCATGGCGAAGGCGGAGCTGCGCGACAAGAACCGCAAGGAACAGACCGCCTCGTTGTCCGGCATGGGGGATACCCGGTTCCGGGCGGGCACCGTGCTGGACATTCAGGGATGGGGCCGCTTCGACTCGAAGTACGTGATCGCCCAGGCGACGCACACGTTTTCGGCTGACGGCGGTTATACGACCAGTCTCGAACTGGAAAAGGCGCTGGATTACTGATGGATATGAAGATGAACGAACTTGCCCGCGTGGGCTTTGTCGTGTCCCGCCAGCCGGAAAAGCACCGAGTCCGGGTGGAGTTCCGCGACACCGTGACCGCGAAGCTCGTCTCCGGGTGGCTCCCCGTGCTCGTCCCCCGCGCCAGCGCGGACATGGCTTTCGACCTGCCGGACGTGGGGGATCAGGTGCTGTGCCTGTTCCTCGGCAACGGGCTCGAAGAGGGTTTCGTGCTCGGCTCCATGTACGGCGCGCAGACCCCGCCCGTGTCGAGCGGCGACACGTTCCACCGGACGTTCAGCGACGGCACCACGCTTGAGTACGACCGCGCCGCGCACAAACTCAGGGCCTCGGTCAGAGGCGACGTGGAGGCCAGCGTGACCGGAAATGTTGAAGTGACGCTTCAAGGAAACGGCAAGGTAACGGCTGGCGGCGCGCTGGAGCTGACCTCGGCGGCGAAGATCGGCCTGAACACGCCCGCGCTCTCGATGGGCGGGTCCGGAGGCGGGGGGACGGAGGCCGCGACGCAGGGGAACATCCGGCATCGCGGCAACATAACCGTCACCGGGGGAGACGTGACCGTGAACGGCATTTCCTTCCTCAGCCATGTCCACGACTGTCCGCACGGCGGGACCACCGGAGCGCCCAAATGATGTACCAGGGCGTCCTTGGCACCTTCTTTTTCACCGTGACCGACGCGGAGGTGGCGACGTTCCGCGACCTCAAGCAGCAGCGGGAAATCCAGTTTGCCGAGCACAAATGCGTGTCCGGGCTTCCGAAGGTGCAGCACACGGGCCGCAATCTGGACACACTCAGCCTGACCGTCCAGCTTTTCCCGCTGACGCCGCTGGCGCTCACCGTGGACATGCGGATCGACGCCCTGCGCGAGCTGGCGGTGCTCGGCGAGGAGGTGCCGCTCGTGCTCGGCCTGACCTACTACGGCCTGTACGTGCTCAAAAGCGTTGAGGTGCAGCACCGGATTTTCCACAACGGCGTGACCATGAGTGCCGAAATAGCCCTGAACCTCACGGAGTATAATTGATGGAACTGACCGTGGACATGAGCGTGCCCGCGTCCGTGGAGATCGGCGCGACGGGCCTGCGCGGTCTGGCGCAGGAAATCCGCACGGCGCTGGCCACACGTAAGGGAAGCGTGCCGCTCGACCGGGATTTCGGCCTGTCGTGGGAGCTGATCGACCTGCCGCTGCCCGAGTCGAGGCCGCTGCTCGTCGCGGAGATTGGGCGGGGGCTGGAGCGCTGCGTCCCGCGCATCAAGGTCAAGAGCGTGACCTTCAGGACGGATACGTCCGGCGCGGCTGACGGGAAGCTGACGCCCGTGGTCACTGTCGAAATCCGCAAGGAGTACCTGAATGACTTTCGCTGATCTTTCGGGCCTGCCGTCCGTCTCTTTCGCTCCGCAGAGCGCCGGGGAGACGGAGACGGCGATCATCACGGCGTATGAGGCCATCGCCAAGGCGACGCTCCAGCCGGGCGATCCCGTGCGCCTGTTTCTGGAATCGCTGGCTTACATCCTTTCGGTCCAGAACGGCCTGATCGACCTTGCCGGGAAGCAGAACCTCCTTGCCTACGCGCGGGGCGGGCATCTCGACCACCTCGGCGCGCCGATGGGCGTGATCCGCATCCAGCCGCAGCCAGCCCGGACGACCGTCCGGTTCGGCGTCGACGAGGCGCTGGCGTTCGATGTCCCGGTCCCGGCGGGAACCCGCGTGACCACGCAGTCCGGCGGGGTCATGTTCGCCACGCTGTCCGACGCCGTGCTTCCCGCGGGGGAGCTTTTTGTCGAAACGTCCGCGAAGGCCACGGAAGCGGGGGCCTCGGGCAACGGCCTGTTGCCGGGCCAGATATGCCGCCTCGTCGATCCGCTGCCGTACATCACGCGGGTGAGCAACGTGGCCACCACGCTTTCCGGCTGTGACGAGGAGGGGGACGAGCGGTTCCGCGACCGCATCCGCATGGCTCCGGAGAGCTTTTCCGTTGCCGGGCCGAACGGCGCGTATGAAGCGCGGGTCAAGGCGGTGAGCGCCGACATCAGCGCGGTGAGCGTCACCTCCCCGACGCCGGGCATCGTTGACGTCCGCTTTGTCATGACGGACGGGGAACTGCCGGATGAAGCCATGATCGAAGAGGTGGAGAACGCGCTGACGCCCAAGGACGTGCGCCCGCTCACCGACAAGGTGCTCGTCGGGTCGCCGGAGACGGTGGAGTACGCGCTTGCCGGGAAGTGGTTCCTGTCGTCGTCCGACTCCACGCTGCTGGCCTCGATCACGAAGGCCGTGGACGCGGCTGTGGAGGGATACCGCCTTTGGCAGCGGTCGAAGCCGGGGCGGGACATCAACCCGGACGAGCTGATCGCCCGGATGCGGAACGCCGGGGCCAAGCGCGTGGAACTGGCGACACCCGTTTTCCAGCGGCTCACCGAGACGCAGATAGCGCGCGAGACGTCCGTGGCCATGACGTTCGGCGGGGTTGAAGATGAGTAGCCGGCGCATCGGTTCCACGCCGTTCCTTGAGCTGCTCCCGGATTCCATCGCTGGCGATCCGGCGATCCGGGCGGCGGCCGACGCGCTGGACGGGCTGCTTGTGCCGTCCGTGAAGGCCATCCCGTCGCTGCTGCTGTACGCGCGGCTCTACGGCAAGGAGCCGGACCTGCTGCCGCCCCTGCGCCGCCTTGCGGAACAGGCCGGGGGCTTGCGGGCGCTTGAGGAGCCGCTGCTGGATCTGCTGGCGTGGCAGCTCCACGTCGACAACTACGACATCGCCCGGACGTACGCGGAACGGCTGGAGATGGTGAAGACGGCCATCGCCGTGCACCGCAAGAAAGGGACGCCGTGGGCCGTGGAAACCGCCGTGACCGCCGCCCTCGGCAACGTCGAGACGACAGTGACGGAATGGTACGACTACGAAGGCGGCCAGCCGTACCATTTCAAAGTGTTGGTGACGCTGTTCGAGCAGGGCATCGTCGCCGACGACATCAACCGCGCCCGCCAGATCATCCTCGAAACGAAAAACACCCGTTCGCACCTCGACCACCTCGGCATCACCGTGGCGCTCGGCAGCAACTGCGAAACGCGTTTCGGGGCCGTGCTCGGCATGGGGAACACCATGACCATCTGGCCCGAGGAAATCACGGATTTGGAACAGGAACTTTCGCTGAACACGGGCGCCGTCGCCCACTGGCAGCACATTTTGACCATCGCACCGGAGGAGATATGAGCCAACAATTCCGCACCGTAACGACGAACGCCGGACGCAACGCCGTCAGAGAGGCGCTGACGCAGGGCAAGACCGTCAAGCTCTCGCATATGTCCGTGGGCGACGGCGGGGGCAACCCCGTGACGCCGCTCTCCACAATGACGAAGCTCGTGAACGAACGGTTCCGCGCCCAGATCAATGACATCGTGCTTGATCCGGCCACCCCGGATCTGTTCACCGCCGAGCTGTTCATCCCGCAAGCCGAGGGCGGCTGGTACATCCGCGAAGTGGGCCTGTGGATGGATGACGGGACGCTGTTCGCCGTGGGCAACACGCCGCTGACCGAGAAGCCGGACATCAGTTCCGGCGCGGCAACGGACCTGCTTGTGCGGCTCATCATCCGCGTCCTCGATGCGGCCACGGTTTCCATCGAGATCGACCCGGCGCAGGTGCTGGCGACGCGGGAGTACGTCGACCGCAAGCTCGACGCGCACAACAATGATGGCGGAGCGCACGAGACGCTGGCCCGCAAGAGCGTGCAGATCAAGGCCGGGACGGGGCTCACGGGCGGCGGCACGCTCGAAGCCGACCGGACGCTGACCATCAAGTACGGCAACACGGCGGGCACGGCGTGTCAGGGCAATGACGTGCGCCTTGCCGACGCTCGGACGCCAAAGCCGCATAAGGCTACGCACCAGACCGGAGGTTCGGACGCCATCACGCCAGCGGACATCGGGGCCGCGGACAAGACGATTCAGATCAAGCCGGGCACGGGCCTCACTGGGGGCGGCACTCTCGAAGCGGATCGGACCCTGACGGTCAGCTATGGCACGGCTGCGGGCACAGCGTGCCAAGGGAACGACGCCCGTCTGAGCAATGCCCGGACGCCCACGGCACACAAAGCCACACACAAGACCGGGGGCACGGACGCGCTCACTCCTGCGGATATCGGCGCTGTCCCGACGACCGTTCAGGTTATCGCCGGAACCGGGCTCTCCGGAGGCGGTTCGCTTACGGCGAACCGGACGCTGACGGTCAAGTACGGCACTGGTGCGGGTACGGTATGCCAAGGGAACGACTCTAGGCTGAATAATGCCCGGACGCCCGTTGCACATAAGGCCACGCACGCGGCGGGAGGTGCGGACGCGCTCACGCCCGAAGACATCGGCGCGGCATCAAACACCGTCAAAATCAGGGCCGGGGTGGGGTTGTCCGGGGGAGGCCCGCTCTCCGCTGACGTGACTCTCGCGGCGAAGCTGACCGACAGCGTGAGCTCGACAGATTCGACGACAGCTGCATCGGCAACTGCTGTCAAGACTGCCTATGAAGCCGCACAGTCGAAACTCCCTTTGGCTGGCGGCGTCATGACGGGCAGCATCCAGATCAATGATCCCGCAAATGTGATCGGATCGGCACCCCCTGCCAACACCGAACGCGGCCTGTTTCTTGGCGACAAAAACAGCGTGGTCATGGGCGGATTCGATATCATACAATACGCTTCCGACAACGCGAAGCGGACGCAGATGTTTGCAAAGAATGCTTCCGGTGCGATCGCCTCCATCGCAGCCGTAATGTATGAGGATGGTACGAGAGAGATTTCGACTGATTGCCCGATGCGGCTCAGTGATGTGCAGATAGAGAGAATCTTTGATAACGGCGTGAGGCTGATCAAAATCTCTGGTGCGCGTGGCAACGAGGGGTATTCACTGAGATTCTCCCCCGACAATGGGCAGTTGTATCTCGACGGTAGAGAGATGCATGGGAAAGCAGACACTGCCGGATACGCTGATGCCGCAGGAAGCGCGAATACGCTTGGCGGCAAGGCTGAATCGGCTCTTTCCGTAGCGTATGCAAGGGATTCTGGAGCGATGAATGGCAAGGCTGAAAATGCGCTCTCCGTCGCTTTTGCAAGCGAGGCTCAGAATGCGTTTGGGCTCAAAGGCATGGACATGATCATCGCGCGGACAACGTACACGTTACCGGGGTACGGTACGTGGAAATATAGTTTTACTATCTTTGATTCTTCGAGATTTTATGACCAAGTGGTCGGCGAAAGCCCAGGTGGTACAACTTTTTCTCCGGTGCAGATGGGGTGGCCTGAGGGTAGTTTTATGGACGGATTAGCATTCAGGAGCGCATAAGATGAAAGATTACGGAAAAATCATCTATCGAACTAAGACTCGCGCATACGTTATCGGCAAGCTCTGCGTGCCGCATCCTAAAGACGAGAGTGTCCCAGAGGCCATACGCAAGCAATTCTCTGCGATGTGGGCGGATGTTGACGCCTATGCAAAAGCATTCCCGGATATGGTGACGGAGGAGCAGGCATACGTCCCGCCCGTACCGACGCTTGAGCAGACGAAAGCCGCAAAGCTTTCCGAGATCAATAAGGCCGCCGATGCCGCAATAGCAACACTCACGGCGACCTACCCTGACCGAGAACTCACGACGTTCGACAAACAGGAAGCCGAGGCCCGCGCCTATGCCGCCGACGTCACGGCTTCAACGCCGCTTCTTTCGGCGTTGGCGCAGGCTCGGGGCATTCCGTTGCCCGACCTTGTGGGGCGGGTGCTTGCCAAGGCCGACGCCTTTGCCGGGGCTTCCGGTTCCATTATCGGCCAGCGGCAGGCACTGGAAGATCGGCTTGATGCCTGTGCGACGATGGAAGATGTACAGGGCATCGCCGTCGATATCGTAACGCCGGGAGAAGCCGTTCGCCGCTGACCTGTTTCTCAATATGCTTCCGGCGGTTGGCCGAGAAAGACTATTGCTGCATGGTCTTTGCCGGGCGGAGGCTGGAGCCC